ATTAGGGCATAGTTACAAAGTAACCAGCTTTTTCATCTGCTTTCTTAACATCGAAACGAATAACTGCTTGCAAGTATTGACCGTAGATTTCATTGTCAGTCCAGCGTAGACCCAATTCTTGACGATCTGCAAAAAGTACAGCGCGTTGGATATCACCAATAAAGGCTTTAGCTTCACCGTCTGCTCCAAGTGTTGCGTCAGAAACTACAAACACTGGATGACCAAGGAACGCTTTACCAGATGCAGATGTAATTGAATCTTGAAGCAAGTAACGGTCGTTCTTGTCTTTCAAAGTGTCAAGTTTTTGGTAGAAGCTTTGAGAAACTACGAATGATACGTTGTAAGCTGGGTCAAGGTCTTTGTTCAAGATGTGCTTGATTTCGTCAAGGTTTGCAGCGCTTTTAGCTTCAAAGCCTTTCAATACAGTAGCGATTGCATCGTTTGTAGTATTAACCTTGATTTGGTTTGCTGCTTCAGCTACGATTGCAAGAAGGTCAACATCTGCATCGTCGATTGCTTCTTGAGACAATGGAATTGCTCCACGGTAAGTCTTAACTTTCCAATCCACACTTGTAAATTCTGGTTTAGCAAGTTTAGGGTTTTTCTCAAGTTCTTCAACGCTAGCCATCTTAGAAGTAGCTTTTTTCAAGATCGGGTAAGAACCTTCACCCTTAGATGCCTTGTGTACTGTTGTAAATTGTTTAAGATCAACAACAGTCTTAACTTCACGCATTGGAGTTGTTACAAGTTCTTTACTAGTAACTTTTCCAGTTTCATCTTTCTTCAATCCATCGGTTGTTGGATTTACTGCTTCATTCATTGGAATGAATAGGTCTTTACCTTCCATCTTCAACTGGCTATCAGCTACTGCGCCTTTAGTACGGATGTACTCGTTAACTGAGTCACGGTATGTTTTGGCTTCTGCCTCTACTACATGAGTAGCAACTGGTTCTGCAACTTCATTTTTAGCTTCTTTATACAAATTCAAATCCCCCTCAAGGTTTACTAAGTTTTCTTTTTCTGCATCAATTTCTGCACGGATCGCCTTGCCTTTTTCAAGGTCGTCATTTTCAAGAGTTGCTTTCAATTCAACAACTTTGCTATCGATAGCATTCTTAGTTTCTAAGATTTTCGCTTCAATTTCTTTGATTTTTTCATCAAACATTTAAAAAGATTCCTCTCTTTCTTCAAAAATAAAAAGACCTAAAGATCTTTCAATAATTCTTCTTTCTCTAATTGCATTTTCATGTTTTGGATTTCTTTAAAACGTGAATTGCGAATAGAGAAGAAGTCATCAATTACAGCTTGTGGCAACATACCATTGCCAATACTTGCCACGGCTTCGTTTTGCCCAAAGTCCATGATTTCATCCGCAAAGCCTCGCTCAACTGCTACTTGCGCTGGCATATAAGTTTCATTCTTCATCATTTGATAGATTTCATCTTCACTTAAACCAGTTTTAGAAACATAAGCATTAATAATCGCTTGGTCGCTAGATTTTAGAGCATTTGACGCTTTATCTAAATCATCACTGTTACCGCTCATATAACCGAGCAAAGCTTTATGGATCATGATTTGGGCAGTTGGACTAATTCGCACCGTATCAGCACCCATGATTGCTACGCTGGCAGCACTTGCCGCCATTCCAGTTACTTCAACGGTAACGTGTCCATCATACTTCTTTAAGGTAGTATAAATATCACTACCAACCGTAACTAGTCCACCATTGGAATTGACTTCAAGCACTACATCGCTACCATCTTCTGGCAGGCTATCTTTGATTGATTTAGCACTTGTCGCTTCCAATCCGTAGTAGTCATAGACTTGCTGACTATCATTTGGAATCAATGGCCCTCTAAGTTTGATTCTCTTCGGCATCTACTTTCTCACCTCCTTTCATTGATTGATACTCGTCTTTTTTATCTAAAAAGACATAGTTCAAACTAGATTGGTAGCGATCCATATTAGGGTCGCTAGATTTCTCTTTTCCTAATTCAACCAATGCTTGGTTAGGTGTGAGAATTTGGTTATTTACCAGCTTGATTACTTCTTCTACATTCCGTCCAGTGATTGACCGTGTATCAAACTCAATGCGGTATTTTCTACGTTCTGCATCGCTTAATACTTTTAGACCCAGCTCACTAGTGATTGCATCAAAATAAAATGGCAAGTCATTTGTAACGTAGTCTTCCATCAACTGCGCTACTGATTGGTTAGGACTATTCACGCCTAGCTTGTAGCTTGGCACTCGTAGAGCCTTGGCAATTTGAGCAGTTGAAAAGTTGTTAGAAGTGATTAGTTGTAGGACGTTGGTATCAATTTCGAGTGGTGTGTACTCTTGTGTGTCATCAAATACCAAAGGACTGCCACCAGTCGAACCCTCACGCATCTTTTCAAAGTCCATGCGGGCCTTCTTACGTGCTTCGCCATTCAACTGTGCGCCTTTTAGCTTGATAATTCCACTAGAGAATCCATCACGGAAGAATTTAATCAAGGTATTCAGACCGCCATCTTGCAAGCTGATTTCATTCGCAAGCGATAGTAATGGTGAACGGCCCAAAATAGTATCATGACTAAAAAATTTCCAATGAATGACTTCAGAAGCCCCACATTTGACCGTTACGCCTGTCAAACGGTCACGGAAGGTATATATTAGTTTGTGGTCATTCGTCTCTTCTACGGTCGTTTCAGAGGGCCTATAGAATTGAAATTCCAAAGGCTTGCCACTCTTTGGATCACGTAGAATACGTGAGAAAGAGTTACCCGTCAGAATTGCATTTACGGTCATAGCAAACTTCCATGTCCTAGCAGAAGTGTTACTGGTAGATTTAACGTTAAGCAGATAGTTAATTTCTTCATCCGGTTCAATATTCCCAGTTAAATCTTTCTTCAGCAGAGGGAAGCGTGCCACATCTCCAGCGATGATAGAAATAGCCGTTAAGATATCACTGTTCTTCAAAGCAGAAATGCCAGTGTAGTTTGGCGAATAATTCCCACCAATCACGGATGATATATAGTCATCGTAGGAGGGCTTAGTTTCTCCTAAAGGTTGAAATAAACTCATTTTATTGTCTCACCTCCTTTCTAGTTCGTTCTGTCAATGTACCAACCTAGAAAGGCGATCAGTAAGCCCGTTCCAATAAAACCAAGTTTTAAGTCATATAAAAAAAGCCCATACGATATATGAGCCAGTCCAATAAGAAATAAAATGCTATGGACGTTATGTTTTAAAAACTTCATCTAAAATAGGCTACCTCCTTCAAGTATTTTTTCATTCGTCCAATACCCCGAACCATCAAACGGCTCTAGGTAACAGACCGCAAAGGCATCTAACAAGGCATCTAGTGGGTCAATCTTATTACTCTGCTTATCCTTATCAATACGCATACCATTATTATCAACCTTAACCCTTGCATTATTGATAGCCATCGTAAGCAATTGATTTCCAGAGTGTTTTATTAAACCTTTCAAAACATCATCTCTAAACTGCCTTGTAGGCATATTCAAGACCATTGTGTTTTGTCTAACCTCGATTAGAGGCCATTCTGGATGTCTCTTTTCAATCATGGCGATTAACGAGCTAAATTGATACGGGTCAAAGCAGATAGCTTGTAAATCCCATTCATTCGTATAGACCATCTCCTCGATTTTTTCAAGGACACGCTCATCGTCAATGACACCACTCTCAAGAGTAGTTATTTCACATTCTCCCATACGTTCTAAATTCGTATAGGACACACCATCACGTTTTTCTTTTGCGACCAAACCATACTTAGTAGCGATAAACGAGAAGCTATCCACATACCAATAATCATCCATTTGAACCATAGGGGAGATGGCAAACAAGTCGCTAACCTTACCAACATCGACACCTATCCAAACTCTACGCTTGCGTGTGTCTGGCTTTTCATCTAATTTTGCTTGTGACCAACTTTGTTTATCCATGTAGGAGGTTTCTGTTGACTGTCGCCACATATTAAAATTCTTAACTAAAACCTCGTTAACTGTTCCAGTCTCTAATGACACCTTTCTACGTTTTCGCAGATAGTCCATCATTTTCTCATACAAAGCTTCAACTTCTAAGATAGGGTTTGACTTGATCCAGTTCTTTTCGTCTGCAATTTCTTCTTCATCATCTTGTTCGGCAATAAAGGCAAAATAATCGTCATTCTCCAATTCGCCATTGAGCAGTTTCTCGATATAAACATACTCGATGGTGTGCATTGGTACATTCAAGTCAAGTCCAGCGGTTGAAATAATTAGAATCAAAGGGTTATCTAACTGACCTTGACCAGAGGCCAATAATTCAAGCATTTCATTCGTTTTCGATGCTGCAAACTCATCTAACACGCCCACATAAGGTTCAAATCCATCGACTGCCCCCGTGTCTCGTGAAAGTGGTCGTATATAGGATTCATCAACTAAATTCCTTAACTCTTCACGTACTCGCTTAGTAGCTTTTCTGACATCTTCGTCTTGCGCCCTCAAAGCATCCAACTGTTTACGGGCCATTTCAAACGCTATTTTTGCTTGTGTCTTGTCGTTTGCAGTACAAAACAATTGCCTTGACATCGCTGGGTTGCGCCCAAACAAAAACTCATACAACAACACACCAGCTACTAGAATGGTCTTGCCGTTCTTACGTGCTACTGATATAAGAGCCTTCTTGAACCGTCTTACAGTATTGTCAGCCTTCTTCCTCCAACCATACAAAGAAGATAGGATGAATTTTTGAAAACTTGCTAGCGGGTAAGGAACACCAGTTTTTACATCTGGCAATATCTCAATAAAACGAATTGGATCAAGCGCCTTTTCTGGAATGTATTCAAAGTTAAAATCTTCAGATGGTATTCGCTTCAAGTCATTTAAATGCCTTAGACAAGCTTTTATAACTTTGTCACAAGCAACACGCTTTCCATCAACGACACTCTTGGCATATTTAAACGCATCATCTTGATATTTCTTAGGAATACCAGAATAGTCGTATGCCATACCTTACCTCCTTTCTAGCGTATAACAGACCGTGTAGGAATTGAACCCACGACTACAAGGTTGGAGCTTGTCATGTTACCTCTACACCAACGGCCTAAAATAAAAAGAGGGTCAAAACCCTCTATAAAAAATTATTCCATTCTGCCAACTATATTTATCGTCAATCCAGTAAGCTCTCCAGATTTCCAATCAATACTGTAACTAGTTACTCCGTCTAACAACTTTCCGTTTAATACGATTCGCCCATTCTCAGTCGAAAATTCATTCAACCGTCGATGATTTTTCTTCTTCAAATAACGCGGCTTATACCTCATTGTTTATCCTCCAAACTTATCAAAGATACTAGTTTTCTTTTCTTCTACTTGTGGAACATACAACTTCATACGACTATCTACGGTTAAACCGAGTTGCGATGCTGCTCGTGTTAAGTTAGTAGTCGCACGTTCCAAACTGTACAGCATCTTATTTGGTAAGACTTTTCCACTTTCTGTTTCATAAACATACCCCTCTTTCTGCAATCCACGAGAGATTTCCTTATAAACTGCATACCACGTACAATAGGTTTCTAAAATCGCACGATCTAGGTTTCTAAGGGGTAGCTTTCGTAAATCATTGATGACTCGTTTATATTCAGCCTTTGCGATTGCATCAAAGTGCTTTGGTGGTGTTATCTGTAATGCGTCTAAACCATCTGAAGCCTTCTCTTGGATGGTTTTTCTGGCAATTTTTTCTTCCTTGGTTAGATGACTTTTAGTTGCCTCAACTATCTTCATTTTTCGTCCCAAAGTTGACACCTCCTTTCACATTTTTTACCTTTTTATGCAGTTTCAAGATTTCAAAAACGGAAAATATCGCACAGAAGAGGGCAGCGTCCTAGTAAAACGAACGAATATACCCCCGTATTTTTGAAGCGGGGGCTAAATCCGAACATTAAAACCCCATCACGTTTAAAATATTAACCCTTTACCTTGTAAACCACACATAGAATATATTACATAACTTTATTTATCTAGTAGATTATTACGTTCAAGAATTGCTCTTCTATCATTACATCTCTTGCAAGAAGCTTTCAAGTTGCTTCTATCCAATCTCTTAGACCAATCACGCTTGATAGGAATGTAGTGATCCGTCATCGTAGCTTCATCACCACAATACTCACACACATAATTATTCTCTAACAATACAATCTTAGATGTTTCTATCCAGATTTTGGAATTATAGAATGCTTTAACCTCTCTATCATATTTCCATCGATTGCGGTTGAACTCTCTATACTCATCTTGTCTTGAACCGTAGTCAGTCAGTACACGCTTGCCACGTTGCATAGATAGTTTCTGTGGTCTCATTCCCCCGAAACCTCCGTCATAAAAAAGAGACCAACAAAAGAAACGCCGGTCGATTACTAATTTGAAAACATAAGGAGATACAGAAAAATGTCTGGTATTTTAACGCTACTTGCTCCTCTTGTCAGTCTCTTAACAATAACATAATAATACTTTCTAAGTATCATTTGCTAACATTAGTATCATTTATTTTCAAATGTTCAATAGCTTTGTCTCTCGCACGTTGTACCGTAGCATGAGAGCAGTTAAGCACCCTACGGGCTTCTAGCCACGTATAGTTATTTACGTACAATAATCTAAGCACGATATTTTCGAAGGGGTCTTCTAATTCCTCTATGGCCTTGATTATCACGTCCCGTTCTTCAAGTAGGTATCTAATTTCCTCACGTAGCTTTTCGATGGCATCAATGATTTTGATATTTAAATCTTCAGTGCTATTCCCATTCTTACTTCCTTTCGGCTCGTCTGTATAAACTTGACCTTTAGGACTTGCATCTTTTAAATCTAAAATCTCTTGTCGTTTAGATTTGATTTTAATTTCAATGTATTTTAATCCGTTTAATCTACCCGATATATTCACCCTATCACCTCCTACAATGTATCCAGTAGTTGTTGTTGCAATCTAATTCTCTTATATTGCTTGCGTAGCTTATACGTTGGATCATTCATGATTTCTTCACTGTGCCTATTAAAAAACTCTTCAATCATTCGCTCATGGTTTCCGTTACTCACTTGCTTAATCTTCAAAAGATTGTACAAGATAGCCGGCTCTATGTACCCCTCAAACTGCAGCACGATAGCAACCGATGGAATTTTATTCTTTCTCTTGGAGGCATAAAATTGATTTTCTGCATAGTCTGGACACTTACATTTAAACCAGTTCGCTAGCCGTCCTTTCTCTTCTTTAACTCGCATTGCCTCTTTGTAAAAAAGCTCTAGCGCTTCACTTTCCATTTTTCATATCCCTCTCTTAAAATCAAGTGCGCCAAGGGCTTGTGGCACACTAATTTATTTTTGAATTATCATGATTTTATATACTTTTGATTTATGAATTAAGAGAGACATCTCCTTTCGTTTATATTAGCCCTTTAAATCCTGCAGCAGTTTTACCCAACTACAGGATAAGCACACGGTCAAGCGCTTGTAGTAATGATGATAGAAACATATTTAGAAAGAAAACTCCTTTTTTAATTTTATAGTTTGACCGTTTAGTGCGAGTGTTAAGGGTAAAACCAAAGTTTAGTTATTGGTCTTCTCGCACTGTATGACCTTGTGACCTTTTACAATCGCAAGGCCTTGTCTTTCTGCCACTTTAAGACTGATATTCTACTTGTAAAAAGAAAGCTTTTCCTTTTTTATTTATTTTTGTGGCATATAACTGTAAAGGGAATTGCACCCCTTACAGTCCAGATAATTCCTCGATCTGTTTATCTAATTCTTTAATTTTCCTACGCAACCACTCACGGTTAGCGGTAGCATTATTCTTTCCGACTGTCTCGCATAATTCACGGTATGCGTTCTTGTTCAACTAGTTTTTTACGTTCTTGTAATTCTTCTATTTTTTGGACATCTAATGCTTTCTTGATAATTTCAAGTTGTTCAATTTCTTCTTTAAATTTTATAAGTTCTTCAACTTTACGAGCGTATTCTCTAAAATTATTCGCCCATGTCCATTCTTCCCAACCAAAGCAATTATTCAGTTCTCGTTTTAGATCGTCATATTTCCTTTTCAGACTGATATTAACTTCACGTTGATAAAGTAATACAAATATCGCCATCACTAAAACTGCCACACAAGCTAAAAACATTAAATAATACATAATTTCCACCATTTACTCCACCTCCTCGACTTCAAACAGCGGACTGTTAAACACTTCCCCAAACCCAGCTTCTTCAAGCTCTTTGCGGGTGTGTTTAGTTCTGATTGCATCAGTCTCCATACGAGATTCAATAGTCCACTTATTTTCTCCCTTGTGGTAATTTAAGTAACTATTGTAATCTGTAATTCCAATAATCTTCACTAGATAACG